GGTCAGCGCCATCGAGACCGCGCTCGACCGCCTCGAGGGGAAAGTCCCCAGCATGACCTCCCTCGTTGGGGCCGACGGCGGCCCGCTCCGGATCGAATGGGTGAACGACTGGCGCAACGCGGGGGGCAGCGAGGGGTGACAGCGATCCGCCTGCCGATGCCGCACGAAGGGCAGCGCCGGGTCCGGCTCGAGTCGAAGCGATTCAACGTCCTCTCGGCGGGGCGACGCTGGCGGAAGACGACCCTCGTCATGCCGATCGCAGTCGAGGTCATGCTCGGCGGCGGCACCGTCGTCTGGGGCGCACCGACCTACGACCAGGTGTCCACTGCCTACGAGGAGATGCGGCGCGGGTGCCGTGGGGTTGCGAAGTTCCGCACCTCGCCGTTCATGGATGCCGAGATCCCCGGCGCTGGGCGCTGTCTGTTCCGGTCCCTCGACAACCCGGACAACGCGCGATCGAAGACGGCGGATCTCGTCGTCGTGGACGAGGCCGGGGACGTCCTCGAGACAGCGTGGGCCGAAGTCCTCCTGCCGATGCTCATGGACACGCACGGCGGGGCATGGCTCATGGGCACGCCGAAGGGCCGGAACTGGTTCTGGCGCGAGCACGCGGCAGCGGTGGAGCGGGCGACTGCCGGGGGCGAATGGGCCGCGTGGCAGATCCCGACGCTCGGGGTTCGCATCGTAGACGGGCGGCTCGTTCGCGAGCCTCACCCGTACGAGAACCCGAACATCTCCTTCGACGAGGTGCGCGAGCTGTACGGCCGCATGACCGAGCGCGCCTTCCGTCAGGAGATCCTCGCTGAGTTCCTCGAAGATGGCGGCTCGGTGTTCCGTGGCGTCCGCCCGGCAGCTTCGGCCCGGACTCTGACTCACGCGGAACCCGGCCGCCGCTACGTCATGGGCGTCGACTGGGGCAAGACGGACGACTTCACCGTCATCACCGTCGTCGACGACGAGAGCGGTGAGGTCGTCCGGGTCGATCGATTCAACCAGATCGACTACACGGTGCAGCGGGGACGAGTCGTTTCGATGTACGAGGCATTCCACCCCGCCACCGTCGTAGTCGAGCGCAACAGCATCGGCGAGCCGCTCATCGAGGAGCTGGTCCGCAGCGGCCTCCCCGTCCAGCCGTTCACGACGACGAACGCCTCGAAGAGCCTCGTCATCGACGCGCTCGCCCTCGCCTTCGAGCGGGGCGACATCAAGATCCCGAGCGACCCCGTCCTCCTCGCCGAGCTCGAGGCGTTCGAGATGGAGCGGCTCCCCGGCGGCTCGTTCCGCTTTGCCGCGCCGGCCGGGCTGCACGACGACATGGTGATGAGCCTCGCCTTTGCCTGGCACGCGCACGACGGGACGGGCATCCCGCACAGCGGGTTCCTCCGGCTCATCGAGACCGCGCTGCGCTCCCGGGAGGTGGCAGAGTGAACGAGCAACTCGGGCTCTTCGGGGAGACGGCTCTTGCGCTGCGGCCGGAAGTGGTTGTGCCTGCTCTTGTTGCGAAGGGGCTAGATAGTACCGACCCCCTCGGAGAGGGCCTGCCGGAGAGCGGCACGACAGAGGACGGGCTCGTCTACCAGGTGATGGCCGGGGAGGTCAGGATCTCTGCGGCCTCGCTGTGCAGAGTGCTCGGACTCGGGAACCCCAGCGACTTCATCAAGCGCATCCCAGCGGACATGCGCGGGCTTTGTCCGTTCCGGGACGGGCGCGGTGTTATGCAGCCGACGAACTACGTCAACTGGGACGGATTCGCGCGTGCCTGCCAGGACTCCCGCAAGCCGAATGCGATACCGATCCGTGACAAGCAGGCTCGTCTTTGGGGTTCGTGGGTACGGAACAAGATCGGGCAGCCGCAGCCCGTCGTCACTAGCATCGAGAATGGGCAAACGCCGGGACTACTAAGAGAGATCCTCGATGAAGTACGTGACCTTGGTCGGCGGGTAGCGACGATAGAGGGCGTGGTCCCGACCATTGGGCTAGTCAAGGAAGACACGACAATAATCCGCGAGAACCAGCCACGGCCCCGTAACCCTGTCGGCGTCGAGACGATGGAGCTACACCGCCGCCTCGTCGCGCACTACTACCACGACTACTGCCCGTGTTGCGAAGACGTCCGGATACTCGACAGCGACGGGAAGTGGATCAAGGGCGCCTCAGAGCTTGACCACTGGCACAACCGGCGAGACCGCAACGGCGCTGACGAGACGTGGAAAGTCTGCAAGGGCTGCCACGACGAGATGAGCCGGAGCGAGTCCGCGCGAGAGGAGAACCTCTCGCAGTTTTCCGTCTACCGCCGTCGTGTCGAGCGGGCGCAGAAGCCGCTGGAGGTGGCTGCGCGATGAGCACCGACGTCGTCACCCAAATCTCGGCCGGCGAGATCTACGCCGCGACCGGCAGCTACCCGAGGCCGGTCATCCTGGACGCCTACGGGCGGCCGGTCACGTACTCGACGCTCCACTCGCCGATCGACATGGGGCCTGGCGATCCGATCCCACCGCGCATCCCTGTCCCCGGCTACGCACCGCGCGAGTACGAGTACCCGCTCGCATGGAACCAGATCCCGAGCCCACGCAAGGAAAGCGGCAAGCTGTACAGCTTCGCCCAGCTCCGCGCCTGGGCGGACATGTGCCCCTACTTCCGGCTCGCCGTCGAGTACCGGAAGAAGCAGATCCGGGCGCGGCACTTCGAGGTCGTCCCCTGCGAGGACACGAAGAGCCGGGCGGCCCGCAAGAAGTGGCAGCCCGAGATCGACCGCGTCATGGGCTTCCTCGAGCAGCCGAACCGCGTGGACGGCACGACGTGGTCCGAGTGGATCGGGCAGGCGATCGAAGAGGCGCTTATCGTCGATGCGCTCGTCTTCCACAAGCAGTGGCACTTCTCGGGGAACCTCTCCTACGTCCAGCTCGACGGCCAGACGATCAAGCCGGTGATCGACCAGTGGGGTCACATCATCGGCTACCAGCAGGTGATCTACGGGATGCCCGCGACGCAGTACGCCGCGCGCGTGATCGACGAGTACGACAAGGGCGAGCTCGCCTACTGGATCTACAACCCGCGCGTCAACGGCACCTACGGGACGAGCGCCATCGAGGAAATCCTCCCGATCATCCTCACGGCGGTCAAGCGGTCGCAGACGCACCTCGCGTGGTACACCGAGGGCAACATCCCCGACGCATTCCTCTCGTCGCCCGAGGGCTGGACGTCCGAACAGATCGTCAAGTATCAGCGGTTCCTCGACGCTGACCTGACGGACACGACGACGCGCCGCAAACTCCGCGTCCTCCCGCACGGGTCGTCCTACACGCAGGCCAAGCCCTTCGCGTTCACGAAAGACGAGGAGGACGCCATCGCGGCGCTCGTCCTCGCGTACCTCGGCGTGCCGAAGATGGTCCTCGTCTCGCAGGTCAACCGCGCGACGGCCGAGGCGCAGCAGGAGGACGCGGGGGACGTTGGCCTCGCGCCGCTCGTCCGGTGGCTCGAGGAGCACCTCTCCGAAGTCATCACGGGCGACTTCGGCGCGACCGGGCTCAAGGTCATCTGCACCGACGGCCTCGCAGGACAGGACGCGGCCGAGACAGAGAACGACGTCAAGCTGATCGCGGCGAAGGTGCTGACCGAGGACGAGGTCAGGGCGAAGCGGGGGCTCGACCCGCTTGGCAAGGAAGCCGACACGACACAGGCGGGGCGCATCCCGATCGAAGGGCTCACGCGGGCTGTCTTCGAGTCCGGCGCGGTCACGCGCAACGAGATCCGCGCCTCGCTCAACCTGCCGCCGGACCCGATCAACGGGCACCTGTACGTCACGGTCGGCGGATTCTCCGCGACGCCAGCAGAGGATCTCGCCGACGCACCGGCCGGTGCCGCCGCGCCCGCTCCGTTCGGTGCGCCGCCGGTCCCGACCGTCCCCGTCCCCACGATGCAGGAGGCCGCAAGTGCCGATCGAGATGCTGTCGTTGCTCATGCCGTCGGTCTTCTCGGCGGTGGAGCCGAGCCCGAGCAGGCCAAGTCCGAGCGCGCCGAGTGGCGACGGTTCGCCGTCAAGCGCCTCGCCAAAGGCCGCCACGCCGACCCCTTCCGCTGCGATCACCTCGGAGCCGACGAAGCCGACGGCATCCGCAAAGCCCTCGCCTCCGCCCGAACCCGAGAAGAGGTTCTGGCAGCGTTCGAGAAAAAGAAGGCGCTGACCGAGGCGAAGAAAGAGAAGGCCGTCGACGCGATCAAAGCCGCGACGATGAAGCTCTTCGAGCGGCAGTACGGCGAGGTCATGGCGCGGGCGGAGAAGGTGCTCCATGCCTGAGCCGGTGCGCATCCTCGACGCTACGGGGAACCCGATCCCGCCCCGCCCGGTGGGATTCGCGCCAGTGAAGCCGCCCCCTACGCCGCAGCCCAAGGGGAAGCTCCATGCCTGAGCCGACTGAGACCTTCGTCGAGGACGCGGGCTACGCGCTGCAAGACATCTACGGCGCAGCGGCGAAGGACGCGAACACGGGCGGCATCTCGTTCGACTACCTCGACGAGAAGGCTGCGAAGTACGCGAAGGAGCGCGGGGCCGAACTCATCGGGCAGAACGAGAACGCGTGGAGCGTCGAGCAGACCACGCGCGACGAGGTGAACCGGATGCTCCAGACAGCGATGGACGAGGGCTGGTCGCCGCAGAAGTTCGCGGATCAGCTCACACAAGCGGGGCTCTTCGGCGAGGCAAGGGCAGAGGTCATCGCCCGCACGGAAGTCGCGATCGCCCAGAATTACGGGCAGAGCGAGACCTATCAGGAGATGGGCTTCTCTCGCGTCTACATACAGGACGGCGACTGCGACATCTGCCAGGAGGTCGACGGCAAGGTCGCCTCCATCGCGTGGCTGCAAGAGAACCCGGTGGGGCACCCGAACGCCATCTTCGAGGGGACCGAAGTCCTCACTCTCGGGGGCGTGACGACGGGCTATCGGGCGAAGTGGTCAGGCCCGGCGGTTCGGATTGCGACGGCGGCGGGCAACGTCCTTACCGTCAGCCCGAATCATCCTGTGCTCACGGGGCGCGGATGG